GCTGAAATTGAAATGTAATCAATCCATGCATATTCAATAGCTGCGCCTTTGGCTTCTACCATTGCGATAACAGCGAGTTCAGCAGTAGTTGATACAGCATTTTCTACAGTCTGCTTAAGCACACCATTGATGTACCATCTAGCAGTTCCATTGATTGCAACTTCAACTCTGATGATGTCGTACTCAGCAGCTACTGCATCTACGTCAGCATCAATATTTGTTGAGTCTGTTTCTCCAGTAGTTGTTCCTCCGTTGTAAACCATGTGCCAGTCTTCGTCATCTGTTAGTTCAGCAGATAACAAGAATCCACAAAGGTTTGCAGCAGTAAGAGTGATAGTTGTAGAAGCTCCATGAATAGTAGAACCTTCCAAGTTTTCAGCATCGACATTCTCGTCTGTCAATCCAAAGTAAAACTCTTTAGTGTCCAGATCAGGGAACTGAACTCTACATTCAGCTACTATTGTTCCCATTTTCCCAACTACGAATCCCTGTGATGTAGCAACACCACAAGAGTGGTTATCCTCGTTTGTAGTAGTTAGAATTCCGACTCCATTATTACCATCAGTTTCACCGACTGTAATTCCTGAGTCTGTCTCAGCAATTCCTTGACCAAGCACTCTTAGTCCTGAACCACCAAATGATCTTGTAGCTGCTGTATTAGCAACTATGTCTTCGCCACCAAAAAAATCTTCAAATATTTCAATTCTTCCATTACTTCCCTGTACTGTAGCCATCTATTTCTCCTCGAGCTTTAGCTCTAGTTGTCTGATTCGTTCCCTGTAGGGAGCGATAACTTCATTTATGTGTTCTGTTTTACGAGGGATACAAGCCAGGTTCTCTAGCCTGTTATCCCCCATATTTCCGTTCATGTTATGAACGACCCACCCCTTTGGAATTGGCCCACGTTCTGAAGACCAAGTCCTTCTTCTGTCATTCATTAGCTAGTTGGTGCTGTTGCGTCTGCCTGTACTTCGTATAGCCAGTTTCCTGAACCACGCTCACCATATGCGTACTCGTCATAGTGATACATTGCTGTAGCTCCACCACCAAGTTCAGGTAATCTCTTAGTCTCGATGTAAGGTGATCGACCCTCTACCAGAACCAAAGCCATCTGAGAGAAAACTCCACCTTTAGCAAGGTTTGATGCGATGGTTAAGTTGCCATCTTCATAAAGTCTTGCACCAGCAATAGTTCCTCTGTATCTGTTTTGGTAAGCCTCTACAGCCACACCCATAGTTAGTGGTGCGCCACCTGTTTGGTCGATACCTGCATTAATCAATTCATCATCGATATCTTTTAAAGAAAATCCATGAAATACTGCATTGATTGGAGCATTAGCAGGAGCTGGTTCTGTTGTGTTAGAAGTTATCCTGTAAGCTGCAGCAGCAACTTCACCTGAGTCCAATGCATTTGCTCCACCAAGAGCTGTAGTAGCTCCATCGATAGCAGCAAGTCCATCTTCGTCTTTCTTTCTTTCAATAGCGTTCTGTGCCAATGACCCTGTTTGGGCATAAGCATTCGCACTAATTCTTAAAGCAACCCTGTCAGTTATAACAGTATGTACACCGATAACTGTAGGAGTGATACTCATGAGGGTATCTTCCATTTGTTGTGGGTTGTCTAGTTCTGTATTTTCAGAAACTGCCTGAGCTGATAATTTGCTCATTGCAACTTCATTCCAGACAGTACCTGTGTTTTCGTCTAACCTTTGTCGGTCAACAAGGTTAGGCATTACGCCAGCAAATTCCCTGACAATTCTTGCAGATGCAATCATAGTAGGAATCGAATCAGCTAACGAATCAGTAATAGTATTTCCTGATGCCATGTTTTTCTCCTAATTAAAATCTAATGCCGAGCTTTTGCATTTGTTCGGCAGCTTGTGCTATTTCATCTCTAGTAACTGAAGTCTCAGAATTTCCAAGTCTAGTAAGTAAAGAGTTGCCATTAGGAGATACTGGCATACCCACACCTGAATCCAGGTCGTTTATACCAAGTTCCTCGTTCTGCTTTCGCCTCTCTTCATCTGCCGTTCTCTTTGTTTCCTCAACCTCAGTTTCACGCTTACTTCTCTCCAATCGTCTAGCGACTTTCAAGAATTCTGCGTATGCTGCATATAGTCCAGAGGTATCATTATTTTGATAGGCTGGTGTCCACAACGATCTGAAATCTGCGAGTTCTTCGGAGGTTTCAAGGTTGAGGCCCAGTTCTTCAACTGTGTCTGTTATCTCACGAACCATTTCAGCTGATGCGTTTGTAAAGGATCTGCTCGTTGATCTGTTAGCTATATCTGCCTGAACTTTCTCAAGCTCCTCAGCTAGCACTGGCTCATCGTTGGTAGCCTGGTGCTTTATTAGAGCATTGACTGTCCCTGTCAGAGCTGCAATCGAGTCAGCAATTTCATCCGTAGATGATTTCTCTTCCATAGCCTTTTTGTATCGGCCATTAAGAGCAGAGTAGTCCCTAGTACCTTTTTCAAGGTCATCACGCATCTGTTGAATCTGCTGTTGCAGGGATTCCATGGTGGGTTGTTGCTCTTGTGATGTCACTGGGTCTGCCTCTGCCGAGGGAGCTGCAGTTTCATTCGGTGGAGCAAGGTCGCCTGTTCCATTTGTACTAGGTTGTACTGGTTCATCAAATCCTGCTGTCGAGTCCTGTAATGTCATTTACTACCCCTTTTTTAAAACAAAAAAAAAGCCGCCTGAGTTGAACTCATGGCGACTTGCGCACTGTAACTTTATTTAATTTTGCTCTTAGTCTAAAACCTTATATCCATTTCTGTCAAAGCGAATGTGAATACTTTTCTTGCATCTCACACACCTTGTCCATAATTCACCAACTAACTTTTCTGCAATTTTCTTATTGCATCCAGGACATCTTATGCCTTTATCAGTTGTTACCAATTCAAACCTGCCTCATTTAATATTTGGTAGATCATTCCTTTATCAGTAATTACACCACCCTGTTGTTTTCTAAGTTTAGGTTTAACTCCAAATTCATTAAGGTCATGTTTAAATTTAGTATCAGAACCTGCGTGTTCCCACAACCAAATAAGAGCATCAGCTATCTGAGCATCTTTCATTGTCCAACCTATTTCAGGAATTGGCTCTGTTCTCATTCTGTTTCTTTGTTCAGCAATTTGTTGCCTAACCAACTCTAATTTAAAATCATCGCCTGCTTTCCATCCTTTGTATTCACCATTCTCCATAGCCTCTCGTGTTACATTATTAGATGTTTTCCATTGGTCATATTTCTCAGTAAAGTTGTATTTTTTTGTTACTGATTCAGTAATGTTGAAATACTCCTGTAGGAATTTCCTGTCATTAGATAGGTTTCTCTCTAACTCAGTACCTTTACTATCAATATGAAGTTGTATTTCCTGTACTCTCGTTTCTCCAAGTTGATCTTTGGCTACATCAATTCTGCGTTGGTGTTCATCAAAGTTGAATCTACCAGTATCAGGATCTTCCAATTTAGGAAATCCATCAGTATCTGTATACAAGATGTTGTAGTAAGTTTGCTCATCAGCATTAAATTTGTTTCTAGGGTCTATCTCCTCAAGAAATGCGAGTGTTTTTTTGTACAATGGATTACTGTAAATTCTATTAAGTTCATCTCTGTATTTTTCATTAATTGCACCTATGTCTCGTCTTAGTTCCCCACCATAGTTGTGTTCGAGTAATTTGTTGCTGATAGCTGTTTCTTTTGCATCTTTTGCTTCATCAATTTCTCCACGCATCGCAACACTGTCGTACCCTCTTTCAGTACCTTCATCCATCATTTTCTTAACAGCTCTTTGATAAGAACCATCAGGGTCTTTTTCTTCAGATATGATGTACGCTTTCAACCTGTTATCTAATTCTTCTGGGAATTGACCTGCTTTCATTCCATGCTCTTCAACAGAAGAACCTAGTACAGAATCAATTTCTTCCTGTGTAAGTTGATAAAAGACATCTTCAATTATTCTGCGTTTATCATCTGACCCTGTAGATGGACTGGTTCTAGCACCTGCTACTGCAAGTGTCGCACCAAGAGCATTATCACCATCGAGGATTCCTTGAAGACTCATTGGAATCATAAAACTTTTACCTGCATATGAAAGTAAATCAATAGGCCCATTAATGTCTGCATATGGGTTTGCATCTATGGGCGTATCTAATAAATATTCTGAACTAGCCTCGGCAGTAGATGCTAAAAAGTTATATCCGATAGAGCCTCTTCCTGCCCACGCTTTAAGTACAGGGTTTTCCTGAACATCGAATTTAAGTAAATTTTTTCTATCCTCTTCATTAAATGGTGCTATCGCAAGTGCAGCAAGTGCAGCAAAGATAGACCTGGCTGTACTGCCAAAACCAATCCATTGTTCATCTGCAACTTCTATAGACAAATACCTTCTGCCTTTTAGGGGATTTATTCCATCCTGAACATCATTTAAAATTCTGTCATATGAATGCCCACGAGCTATCCCATAAGCTATAGCTGCTCCTGCATAAGTTGCGTGCATTCCAACTAAAAATCTTGCTACATAACTAAAAGATTGTGCTTGTTTGGCAGTAGGCCCATCACCTATACCAATAATTTCACCACCTTTTGCAGGAATATATCTGAAAGCGTCAGATAAAAGTGCTGTAGTAGCTCTTGTGAGTTTTGCTGAAAAAGCTAAAAATGCACTTTCAATTTCTCTTTGGCTTGAGCCAATCCCTAATGCTCGTTGATCTAATCCACCTGTAGCGTTTCGTATAAATTCTGCTAGCTGATGCAGTCCTCTCTCTGTACCTTCTCTATCTTTAAAAGAATCTTTCAAAGAAGTCCATAGATGAAATCTAGCCATAGTAAGAAACATGGAGTATGACTGTTCAAATCTTCCTAGTGTCTGCTCTTTTGC